CAAGTGAAAAAACAAATAGTCAGTTTGAAGTTAGTGATTTAAAGGCAAAAGCACTTACATCATTACCAAAAGACCACATAGCCACACATGATAGCGATTTGTATATAAAGAAAACAAAAGAAAGTGATGCTTTACTTGAAAACATGAAAAATAAAAATAGTGGTTTGCTATCAACATTTAAAGACCAAAAAACTGGTGAAACATGGTACGATATTCCGTTTGCTAATATGGCCGATGATTACAAAGAAAAAACAAACAATAATTCTATCAACAATTCATTAAGACAAAAAGCATATCAAAAATATCTTAAAGAACATCCAGCAAGTAAAATGTCATTTGAAGATTTTAAAGATATGAGAAAGAAATAAAAGTGTCGAATTGACACTTTTTTATTTTGTGTTATAATTATATTAGAGTTGGGCACAGACAACTTATATCAATTCACACGTGTTCGTGGCACGTAAAACTAACGATAGGAGGAGATATATAATGCGTGAATTTTTGAAAGGATTGGAATTAGACCAAGAAACTATTGATACTATAATGGCAGAGTACGGTAAGAACGTAACTATGTTCAAAGAGAAACTTGACGAATATAAAGAGCAAGTATCTAACTATGAAGGCCAAGTTAAAGAGTTGAATGAAAAACTTGAATCTGATTCAAAGTCACTAGAAAATTTACAATCACTAACAAACGAAAATAAAGACTTAAAAACTCAGTTGCAAATGAGTGACAGCAATGTCAAGAAAGAATTTATGAAGTTTGTTACAAGCGAAATTAGTTCAAGAGTAAATGACGATACTGATTTTGCAACAGCACTTAATGATTACAAGAAAGAGAACCCACAATATTTTGGCGACACAGTAGTCAAAAAAGTGCAAACATCACCTAGTCTAAATACGGGTGGTTCTTTGCCACAAAGTACGAATGAAATTATGAATGACATACTACGTGGCGCAATAAATGATTAAAAAGAAGGAGAGATATTAAAATGGCAGGAATCGTAAGAAACGATGTAGATGCACTAATTGAAACTCAAGTAGCAAACGAGATATTTGAAGGAACAATTAGACAATCAAAAGCATTAAGTATGTTCAAAAGATTACCTAATGCAACATCAGACAAAACAAAATTAAGAGTCTTAGACTCATTACCAGTTGCTTATTTCGTTGATGAAACGTCTAACAACGGTAGAAAAAATATTACAAAATTAGCGTGGGACAAGAAGTACATCAATATTGCTGAATTGGCAGTAATTGTTCCAATCAAAGAAAATTTATTAAACGATAGTTCAATTGATATTTGGGCAACAGTTAGGCCAAGAGTTGAAGAAGCATTTGCAAAGAAAATTGATAATGCTATGTTCTTTGGTGTTGACAAACCAACTGATTGGAGAGCAGGTTTAGTACCTAGTATTACAACAGTAGGTGCAGAAGTTACTGAAACTAGCAACGGTTTATATAGCGACATTAACGATGCAATGGTTAAAGTTGAAGAAAGTGGCTATAATGTAAATGGTATCTTAGGTGGTACTGGATTAAAAGGAAAATTCCGTATGATGTTAGATACTACTGGTCAACCATTAAACACTACTGAAATTGGATCAATTCGTAGAGAATTTATGGACAATGGTGTTTGGGACAAGTCTAAGTCAACATTAGTAGTTGGTGACTTTTCACAAGCAGTATATTCTATCAGACAAGATATTACTTACAAAGTATTAACTGAGGCAGTTATTCAAGATCCATCAGATGGTTCAATTCTTTACAACTTAGCACAAGACGATATGGTAGCACTTCGTGTAGTTATGAGATTAGGCTGGGAAATTCCTAACCCTGTAAATGCTGAAAACGAAACAGCAACAAGATTTCCATTTGCAAGTCTTAAACCAGAAGGCACACCTAGTTTATAGTATATAAAAGGAGGTTATTATGGAATTTGAAGGACAATACCTAACTTATGCTGAATATAGGTCTTTAGGTGGTACTTTAGACATAACTCCTTTTAATTTATTAGAATTTGAAGCAAGAAGAAAAATTGATGCAGAAACTCAATCAAGATTAAAAGGTACGAATAGTCAAAATGTACCACAAGAAGTAAAATTATGTGTATTTAGTTTAATTAATTCAATTAATCATTACACTGAAAGTATTGAAAGTGCAACTCAAAATGGTAATGTTGCAAGTGAAAGTACAGATGGCTATTCCGTATCTTATGTCAAATCTTCATCTATTAAAGATATAATTAACTCAAAAAGCGTAGAATTAGACGATATTATTAGAACTTATTTAATAAATGTTGTATTTAATGGAGAACATTTAATGTATTTAGGTTCAAAAATGGGAGATTCAGAATGCTTGTCAACGGTGGAGTAACTATATATCATAAAGGATTAGATGAAGAAACTAAATTTGAAACTTGGAAAAAGTGCAATTATAATAATGCGTGGTTCTTTGGAGGCAAGGGTGCTGGTATTAACAAAGGTTATCAAGACGCAAATGACGTAGAGGTGCGAATACCATATAGCCAAAATGAAGGGCTGAATATAAATGATTTCGCAATTGGTGACATAATTGTTAAAGGCATACTTGAGGATGAAATAGAAACCCAAAACGATTTAAAAGAATATCAAACATATAACATAACAAGCATTAATAATAATACATTTGGTTATAATCAGCATATACATATTGGGGGCAAATAAAATGCCCTTAATATTAAAACCAACAAGTGTAATAATTAAAAATCTTGGCGTACAACCTAATGGACCAGTACACGCAAAATTTACAAATTCTTGTAGAAATCATATGGACAAATACGTTCCATATAGTGGTGATACTGGACACGTTCATTTAAAAGAAAATGTTGAAATGACAACTAACTTAATTATTTATAAAACAGTATATGCACACGCACAATATGTAGGTTATACAACAGGACCTGTTGTTAATTATACAACGCCAGGTACTGGACCATATTGGGACAAATTAATGTGGAGTGCTGAAGGTAATGAAGTAATAAAAGAAGTTCAAGATTTTGTTGGAGGTAAAAGATGAATTATGCTAATAAAAGAATAACACAATTAAGAAGTTATTTAATAGATGTTATAAATCAATTAATGCAAGATACAAAGTATCAAATTAATGCTAATATGTTAAGCAATGATATAAATAATTATTCATTAGACAAAATACCTACTGCTAGCACAGTTGAAAAATGGGTGCTAGGTATAGAGATACATCGTGATGTATTCTCATTTAGAGGTAGATTTGCATATTCACAAGACGCAAAAGTAAACCTAGCAAATATTGGCTTTTTTGAAGATTTTGAACAAATAATAGATTCTAATAATAAAAAGGGCATTTTGCCTGAAATTGATGGAATAGAAAGTATCGAGTGTTTAAATCCTGGCACAATGGTAAATGTAGCCAGTAATACTGCCGAATTTGACATACAGATACAAATAAAATATAGATTCAATCGTAATGAAGATATAGCAAGTTTATAAAGGAGGGAATAAAATGGCTGTTACAATACCTGATATTACAAAAATGGACAGAGATGAGTTTTTAACATTTTTAGATGTAACTCCAAACGCAGAATCACACAGTTTTAAAGTGCTTGGTATTGGCGTTACTGATTACGGTATTTCTTACAATCCACAGGTTGACCAAGAAAAATGGATTATTGAAAAGAACGCTAGAAACATACATCGTTCAAATCAAAAGCAAGGCAGTGTTGCACAAACAATTTACAAAGGTGATCCTTGTTTTGACTTTGTAAAAGATGCAAGAGATATGACAAATTACAAAACAAATATCTTAGACATCGACTTGTTTGACGGAACAGGTAGTACTTACCCAGCAACATTAAGTGCTGGAATGATTGCTATTACGCAATTTATGAACGAAGACGCAGTTATTGAATATGATTTATATTACAATGGCGACAGTGTAAAAGGAACGGTTACATTTGATGCAGATGGTGTACCAACATTTAGTCCAAATGCTAGTTTATAATTAGTATTACTACTAATATCATAATAGGTAGGTATGATAAGGGCGAGGCAACATTGAATTGCCCGTCCTCATTTTTTTAGAAAGAGAGGAGATAACATTATGACAGACAATAATGTTATAAAATTAAATAAAGATAATATATTAAGATTAGGCATTCAAACTGCTGAAGGAGAAGACACAGGCGAGGTGTTAGAATTTGACCTTGAAGACATAGAGTTGCCATTAAGGTACCAAGAACTTGTAGAAAAAGATAAAAAAAATAGAGAATATTTAAGAAATCAAATAATAATTATTGATAAGCGTGAAGATGTTAAGGGCAAAAAGTTACTAAGTAAAAATGAAGAAGACAAAGTAAAAGCAATTGAAGACTTTTTTAAAAAAGAAGTAGATGTTTATAATATGTTTTTAGGGCCTAATGGAGTCCAAAAACTTTTAAACGGTAGAAAGTTAGGTTGGACTTCATTAGATGAAATAAATGAAATAATTGAAAAACAAATTGCACCACATCTTGATATTAGTATGAAAAGCATAACAGAAAAAATCAAAGAAAAATATGGTCAAGCAACTAATAAAGAAGTGTTAAAATAATGTACCCAGAATATGTTGAAGTACAAGGCAAGCGATACAAGATTAATACTGATTTTAGAGTAGCAATAGAGTGTAATCGTATTGCCGAAGATAATACGATAGGCAATTTAGAGCGCAGTTTAGCCGTTATATACACACTTTTTGGTGAAGATGGTATGAATACACCAGAACACTATGAAAGGTTGCTAGAATTGGCTAAAATGTACCTCTTATGTGGCAAGGAATATGATGTTGATACAAATGAAAAGCCTGATATGGATTTTATAGAAGATTATTCATATATTGCGACATCATTTATGAGTGATTATCATATTGACTTAGATAATTGCCAAATGCACTGGTGGAAATTTATGGATTTAATAAATGGCTTGTCTAATAGTGAACTTGGGGATTGCTGTATATTAAATAGAATACGTAATTTAAGAAATTATGACACAAAAGAAATAAAAGATAAAAAAGAACGTCAAAAAATTGAGAAAGCAAAACAGCAAGTTGCATTAAAGAAACAAGCCAAAAAGCCAACAAAAGAACAACAAGAAAGAGCAAAAGAATTGCTTGACAAATTAGGAATAGGAAGGAAGTGATGTTATGGAACCTCAAGGATGGGTTATACTTGGTACAAAAATGGACAATAAACAACTAACAAAAGATTTAAAACAACAAGAACAAATATTAAAAGAACACGAAAAAAAAGCAAATGAATTGTTAGTGTATAAAGAAGGCAGTGAAAAAAGAATTGACTATTTAAAAAAACAAATTAAAGAAGCAGAAGAATTTGAAGAAAAATATAAAAAACTTAATGAAGAATATGATAAATTACGTATAAAAATGGACGAAATTTATAGTGCAGATACTGAAGAAGGGGTACAACGTAATTTAGAGTTAAATGCTGAAACAGTTAATCGTTATAGTGAAGTAGTTAGTCAATTAAATGCAATGAGTAAGAAAAAAGCAGAAGAAGGTTACTCATCAGAAAGAATAAATGAAGAACTTGAAAAAGAAAAAGAAACATTAAAAGTTGTAAATAATGAATTAAAACAAAATTTAGAAGCGCAAGATCAAATTAGCAATAACATTGATAGAATTAATTCTAAAATGCAATTAAACGATATAAATGTAAGCATTAATAAAATAAGCAAAAGCATAACGTCAGTAATTAAAAAAGTTGGTAGATGGGCGTTAGCAATATTTGGTATTCGTGGTGCTTATATGGCTGTAAGAAATGCTATTAATGTTATAAGTCAAGGCGATGAACAATTAAAAGCAGATATAGACTATATGAAAAAAATATTTGCATATGCACTTGAACCAGTGGTAAGAAGAATAATAGATTTAGCGAAACAATTACTTTATTATATTGCATATATAATAAAACTTTGGTTCAAATACGATATATTTAAAAATGCTAATGAAAAAATTGCAAAAACTAATGATGGTGTAAAAGAATTAAAAAAACAACTTGCTGGCTTTGATGAAATGAATATATTAAGTGATTCTGGTGGTGCAGGTGGTGGTATATCTGCTAATATGAATTTAGATGATTTTAATGCACCAAAATGGCTTGAATGGATTGGCAATAATAAAGATAAATTTTTGGCTATTTTATCAGCAATTACAGGCGCTTTAATAGCATTAAAGTTAGCAGGATTAAACCCAGTATTAGCAGTATTAGGCGCAATATTAGGATTAGAAATATATGACTTTATTAAAAATATTGTTGCAATGATAAAAGATCCTAGTTGGTTAAATTTTGCAGGAATATTGGAAAGTTTAGGTGTTATTATTGCGACAATCGCAGGTATCTTAATGGTTTTAGGTGTTGCATCAGGGCCAATTGGATGGATTATTATTGGTGTTGGACTTTTAATATCTGGAATTGGTGACTTAATTAAAAAAATATTTAAAAACAAATCTGCGATAAAAGACTTAGAGCAAGCAAATAAAGATTTAAAAAAAGCAAAAGACAATTTATATAATGCAACTGAAGACTATACACAAGCAGTGAAAAATGAAGAACAAGCACACAAAGACTTGATAGAAGCACAAAAAGAAACAGGTTTAAGTGGCGAGGAGTTATATAATTTAGTAGATAGTGGCAAAGCGACTTATAAAGATTTTAATGAACAACAAAGAAAAGTTTACGATGCTTATGTCAATGAGCAAAAAGCAATTGGCAATGTTAAAGATGCAGAAGAAAAATTAACTGAAGCAAAAAAAGAAGAAACACAAGCATCAATAGAAAGTGAATTAGCAAATGCAAAAGAAACTGATAGTTATGATAAGTTAAAAGAAAGTATAATTAAAGCATTTAGAGATGGTAAAATTTCAGCAGGCGAGGCAAGAGATTATTTATCAAGAGCAATGGCTGATATGAGTACAGACAGTAAAAAAACATTTATGCAAGATATACCTAATGATATTAAAGCAGGACTTGATCCACACCAATATGATAGTTTTGCAACTAAATTCAAAAACTGGTGGAATAAATTAATTAAAGGATTAGATACAACGATTGAAATAACTGGTGTTGCCAAAGGTGGTGGAGGTTCTGGTTCTTCTGGTGGTGGTTATCAAGAATACATTCCACGTGCTAAAGGTGGCATATTTTACCCTAGCAAACTGCCAAAATTAGGTATTGGAGGTATTATTAATCAGCCAGGCAGAGGAATACCATATCACGGTGCAACTATTGGAGAACGTGGTGCAGAAGCAGTAGTACCATTAACTGATTCACAGCAAATGGCATTGCTTGGCGAGGCAATTGGCAAGTATATTAACATAAATGCAACAGTACCAGTTTATGTAGGCAATAGAATGGTTGCAAGAGAATTGAAAAGGATTAACGCAGAAGATAACTTTGCGACAAACAGGTAGGTGATAATGTGTTTATAGATAAAAATAGTATAATAATTAATGGTGTAAATATAGGGCAATATATAGTACAGGCACAATATAGTTATAATAAATTGTGGGCAAATGATAGTGGTAGAAATCTTGCTGGTGTTATGAGTGGAACACTAACAGGAATATTCCCCAAAATAATTTTACAATTTAGAGCGTTAAATAAAACAGAAATGGAAACAATTGCATCTATATTAGATTCATCAACGCAAACAGTTACATATTATGATCCTAACAAAAAAGCAATTACAACAATGACAACTTATACTGGTGATTATCAGTTTGTTAATAAAGACATAGTTGATAATAATACACCAAACGAGGGCTTTAGTTGTTCATTTATAGCCGTAAGAAAGAGGGCGTAATATGAAAACACATACAAGCCAATTTAAAGATAAAATAAAAGAATTTGGACGTGAATTAGACAGTAAAATTACATATACAATTGGTGGTACGACAACAGAGTTAGGTAGTGAACAACTTAACTCTGTATCACCACATTATGAAGGTGCTATATTAAAATCAGTAATGAAGCAACTAGACATAGATAGCAATATAGAAATACCAGTAGGTACTGAATTAAATTATCAATTTGGTGTAAAGACAAGAACAGGTAAAAATTTATTTAGTAGCGAAATGGAAATAGGTACAATAGATAATAGCACAGGTGCAAACGCATCAAGCAATAACTGTATAAGAAGTGTGGATTATATAAAAGTAGAGCCAAACACGAAATACACATTAAGTAATATTTTAAATTATAATTGCTTAGTTCACGAATATGCAGAAGACAAAACATATATACAATATGATGGCAATTATAGTGCACCAAGAACATTTACGACAACAGCAAATACACACTATATAAGAGTGCGTAGTTCAGCAGGTAGCGTACAAAACGACTTAAATGGCAAATATCAATTAGAATTAGGAAATACAGCAACATCTTATGAAGCATACGGAATGTATGATTATATTAATTATGGCAATTACATAGTAAAAGAAATTGAGAAGCAAGAAGATACACGCAGTTGGAAAATAACTTGTTATGACAAGATGCTATATTCAATGAAAGAATATGAAAACAGCAACATAGTATTTCCTATAACGATAAGAGATTATATTAATGCAATAAGCAGTAAGTTAGGATTAACTTTTAAAAATGCAAGCGATACATTTGCTAATTATGATAAAACAATAAGTAACGAATTGTTTTTAGATAGTGAAGGACGTTCAATGAACTATACGTTTAGGGATGTACTAGATCAATTAGCAGAAGTAACAGCAAGTACAATATGTATAGATAAAGATGATGAGTTAGAAATAAGATATGTACAAGATACACAAGGTAAAAACTTATTAAAAAATGATGCAACATCACAAGTTGTAAATTACGTAACTTTTACTGTCAACGCAGACAAATCAATTACAATTAATGGTACAGCAAGTGGTAGAGCAGATTTGTATTTATTTGGTAGTTCAACCGATACAGGGAACTATTTATATGTACCAAGAGGAACTTATGTAATTAACACACAAAACTTGGTTGACGGCAGATTATTTTTAGCATTTAGAGAAAAAACTGCAGGAACAAAATACGCAACAATTACAAATGATAGTGCTATAACTTTGATGGCTAATCAAGATTGTTATTTTTATGGTGTTATGTTAGGTTTTGAAAACGGACAAACAGCAACTAATTTAACTATTTACCCACAACTTGAAGCAGGAACACAAACGACTTCATATGAACCATATGGCGACACAATTGATGAAGAATATTTAAAAGATGTTAATGTTAATTTTGGTGAAAAGTTTGGACCAGTTAATACAATAGTTTTGAGTAGAGGTGGAGATGGAGATAAAATATCTTTGTCTGAGCCTAGCAATTTGCCAGACGAAAATAAAATAGCGATACAAATAAGTGATAATCAAATAATGAATGGCAATGATAGAAATACCTATATGGCAGATATATTAAACAAATTATATAATTTAGAATATTACATGAATGATTATACTAGCACAGGTATTTGTTATTATGATTTATGCGATAGATACAATGTTAAAGTAGATAATAATTATTATTCTTGCATAATGTTTAATGATAGTGTTGAAGTAACACAAGGATTACAAGAAAGCATTTACACTGATATGCAAGAAGAAAATGAACAAGACTATAAATATATGAGTAGTACCGACAGAGGAATAACACAAGCAAATATAATAGCAAATAAAGTAGAAGGTACAATAACTGAATACACACAGCGATTAAATGAAGATGAAAGCAGAATCAATGCAGTAGAAACGAAACAAACTGATACTGAAAGAACGATTAATGTAATATCAACAAATATAGATGCTAATGGTAATATAACTGAAGTAACAACAACAACTGGTTTTACTTTTAATGCTGACGGTATGACAATACATAAAAGTGATAGCAGTTTCTATGCTTTACATAGAGACGATGGCACATATTATTATGACGGTGGTACAAGCGATACAAACATCGTAGGCCAATATACAAAAGATGGCTCAAAGCAAAAAGACTTAGCATTATTTGGTGTATATTACTATGGTATGGATGAATATGATGATACACCAATGTTTGTTGCACAATTATATACTGATAAAGATGGAAATGAATGCTTTGGTCATTTCTATAACAGAGGTGATTAATAATGACGATAAATGGTAGTACAAATACAGGTGGGTGGACCTACAAGTTAGAAGTTACTGAAACATCAACAAGTTTACAAAACAGGACTTCAACAATACAAGTTAAAACGTATATAGGTAGGGCTAATTCACAAAGTTATTTAGGTGGTACTTATAGTAATAGCGTAACGTGTGCAGGTCAAACTCAAACACAAAGTGGCACTATAGCATACCCTACGTATATTAATGCTGGTTCTTGGTTGCAACTAAAGACATTCACATTTACAGTATCTAATACAGGTACACCAACAACAATAAGTATATCTTCATCAATGAGTAGTGGCGATTTTTCACCTAGTTATGCAAGTGCTAGCGGTACTATGCAACTTACTGTGTTACATCTTTCACCAACTATTCAAACAGCAGAAGTAAGTGAATTAAATACAGTAGTTAGTAACTTGAATATACCAGCAACAACTTGTGTCAGATATTTAAGTAAAAAAAGATTTACATTACACGCAACTCCGTATGATAGTGCAACATTATCTTATAGAATTATTGGTACAGGTTATAATTCAGGTACACAAGCATCTAATATTATTGATGTTGATTTTAGAACAGCAGGTCAAAATATTGCGTTTAATGAAAGCAATAGAGTTGAAATGTCACAAGTTATTACTGATAGTATGGGTGGACAAACAGTTGGAGATATTAATGTATTAATTAATAATACTCCTTCATTACTAGATACAATTAAATATGACAAACCAATACTAGAAAGAAATTCAACTTATATTAAAAGAAAAAGTGGCGAATATTCATCAATACTAGGTAGGGATGCAAACTTAACTGATGGTATTGCAAGCATAAATGTAGTTGGCAATATTTATAAAGGCAATGATGTAGTTGGTACTAATAATGCTATAAGAACAATTGGTTATAAAGTGTGGTTAAAAGATACAACAGAGCCAGTCAATTATACAGCATTTAATCCAGTACCAACACCAAGTAATACCGGCGAAGTAACGATAACTGATTATGAAATAAGTAATATTGTATTTACATCAGCATACAATTATAAAATTATATTAGAAGATACTTATTCTGATGGCACAACTTATTATAGCGATATAGCAAGTGGAACTATACCATTAGGGCAACCTACTTGGACAGAATATAAAGACCACGTTGACTTTTTAGCATTAAGTAAACAAGGCAATAACATACCAGCACCATTTGTTTTATATGACGGTTTAAGTGGAACAAGTGGTGATGTAACACTAAGTGATAGTTGTGCTAACTATGATTATATTGAAATTTATTATTACAATAGTTCATATCAAGATGTTTATTCAAGTGTAAAAGTATATGACCCTGATAGTAAAAATGTATGTTTACAAATAACATTTCCTAATTATGCTAATAGCAGAATGTATGTTGTAGGTGCATATTATACTTGTAATGGAAGTACATTAACATTTAATGAGGGTTATGGACTAGCAATAGCAAGCAATAATATTTATGGAGTTGGAACTGATACAATTAAAATAGATAAAGTAATAGGTTATAAATAAGGAGGTGATAATATGAAAGATGCAATAGTTAATTTATTAAAAGTTAAATCAATAATGACACTTGCAGTAATGGCTGTATTTGTAATTTTGTCTCTTAAAGGTAAATTAGAACCAACATTAACAGCGAGTGTTATAACAGCAGTAATCACATATTATTTTACTAAAAAGGAAAAAGGAGAAGATACTGATGGAAAAGGTTAATGAAACTGAAGTAATGAAACCAATAAAAGAAGAAGATATGAAACCAGAAGTATATACTGAGGAGGTATAATATGAGTTTAAAATGTAGAGTAATTGAAGGTGGTTTATGTGAAATAACACAAGAATATAAACCAGGAGTACATTATGGACTTGATATTGTAGGACCAAATTATACACTTGCTTGGGAAACAGCACACAGTGATGGTGAAGTAGTTGCAGTAAGAACTGATTGTAATTGGTTTGAAAGTGGCAGTTATGGTAATTATGTTAAGATAAAACATAACAACGGCTATTACACTTTATATGGACATATTGCTTATAATACAGTAAAAGTTAAAGTAGGTGACAAGGTAAAACGTGGAGACGTAATTGGCTATCTTGGTAATACAGGTGAGTCTTACGGTGCACATCTTCATTGGGAGGTAAGAGACAAAAACGATAATAAAATTAACCCAACACCATATTTAGATGCTGATTTACCAAAAGAAGTAGAGTTACCACAGCCAGTAGAACGCAATAAAAACGTAACACAATTGCAAGTAATTGAATCACAATTAAATGTAAGATTAGATCATACAATATCAGCACAAAGTATTGGATTTTGCCCAGTAGGAATCTATAACATAGTAAGTGAGTATAAAGACGATAATTATACTTGGTATGAGATAGAAAAAGGTAAATGGGTAGCAAATGATGGCACGTGGTGTAAGTTATTACCAGCAGAAAAAAATGAAGTAGTTTTGACTAAAGAAAAGTATAATGAACTATGTGAAAAACTATGGCAATATTTAAAAGAGAACCTATAAAATAAGGTTCTTTTTATTTTGCATAAAAAGTATTAAAAAATAATTGACAAAGTATTAAAAAAGTATTACACTTAAATTACTTATAGAAAGGAGATATGATAAAATGTGGTTTTTTAAAGAAGTTGAAAAAGCCAAAGTTTTACAAGGCAGAACAATAACATATTTAGCAGAAAAAAAATTATATGTAACGACGCAATATTTAAGTCAAATTTTGCTGGGGAAACGTGGATGTTCGCAACTACTTGCAAGAAACATTACTAATTGTATAAGTTGGGATGCAAAATTAGAAGACTATTTTTACAAGAAGGGAGAGTAAAGAAAGGAGATGAGAGAAAGTTTTGTATTTTACAAAAGTTTTTATGACAGTATAAAAGAACTTGACCCTAAAGACCAAGTTCAAATATACAATGCAATATTTGAATATCAATTTAATGGGAAACAAATTGAGTTAAATGGTGTTTGCAAAAGTATATTTACATTAATTATACCACAATTGCAAGCAAATAACAAACGCTATGAAAATGGCAAAAAAGGTGGCGCACCAGTAGGTAATTCTAACGCTAAAAAAACAACCAAAAAACAACCAAAAAACAACCAAAAACAACCTAATGTAAATGTAAATGTAAATGATAATGTAAATGTTAATGTTAATGTAAATGATAATAATATATATGCTCATTTTGAGCAATTTTGGAAAGCATACCCAAAGAAAGTGAGCAAACAGAAATGCTTAAAATGGTTCGAAAAGAATAAACCAAATGAGCAAATGTTAAATAATATGCTAAAGCAACTTGAAAGATTTAAAAATACAAAAGAGTGGCAAAAAGAGAATGGGCAGTTTATTCCATATCCAGATACTTGGTTAAGGAATAAGCGATGGGAAGATGAATTTGAGACAGAGCAAGAAAGCGAAGAAGCAATGATAAAAAGATTGGAGGCAAAATACGAAAATGACAATACAAGAAACTAATTTATTTTTAAAAAGAATAAAACAATATTACAGCGACTTTATTGTAGATGATTTTAAAGTAGAGGAATGGTATAAGCAACTAAAAGATTACGATGCTGAAGATATTAATGCAAGATTAGATAAACACTTAAAAAGTGAAATGTATGGAGACTACCCACCAAAGTTAAATTATATACTAGCAGGAGTATTAAAAACTAAAGACAAAGACGCAGTAAGAAAATATATTATCATATGTGAAAATTGTGGTAAGGAATTAGATTATTTTAATTATGACGAGCATATAAGAAAGTGTAACTCTATTGATTATGTTATTCGTGAAATGAAAAAATATTTAAATAAAGATATTACTAGAGAACAACTAGAAAATATGAGTGATGCTAATTTTTGGGACAAATACGATGCCATGTTGCAAATCATAAAAGACAAGTTGCCAGATGGTAGTGGCAAAAAGAAATTAATACAAGCATACTTCGGTGAAATAGATTTAAGTGCTGAAGAAACAGAACAGGCTATGGTAGATGGCTATAATGAGGAGGCAAATTAAAATGAAAAAGTTTAGAAATTTAAAAGCAGATGAAATAGATGTTAGAATAAATCAAATAGCAAGTAATTATTGCACGATGTTGCTGTACAAGGATGCAAGATGCGATCAAAATTTATTAGACGAGACAGTAGGGTGTATGAATTGGCAAAAACATTATTCAAGAGATAATGCTAATTGTATAATATCAATATGGGATGAAGAAAAACAACAATGGATTGAAAAAGAAGATACAGGAACAGAAAGTATTAGTGAAGCAGAGAAAGGTCTTGCTAGTGACTCAGCAAAAAGGGCAGGATTTTGTTGGGGAATTGGTAGAGAACTTTATTCAGCACCTAGCATTATTGTGTTTCCTAGAAAAGATATGGGTGTAAAAGATAGGCCAGAGTTTTTTGATAAGGGAGATGGCAAATATACAACAAAGACATACTTTTGGGTAGAGATTATTGACTACGATGAAAATGACAACATTAAAGATTTAATTATTCGTGATAATAAAAATCACATTAGATTTAGTCAATTATCAAAAGAAAAGGACAAAGAATTAACTAAGATAGCAGAAGTAATGAAAAAGTATATTGATGCTAATGAAGAAAAAGATGATAAGTTTGATAGAGAAAAGTTTTATAAATATTTTAATGCTGATAGTGATGAGCAATTAACATACAAGCAAATGCAAGAGGCAATTAACTTACTAGAAAAGAGGATGCAATAATGGATGAAGTTTATATTAGAACACAAGATATGGCAAAATGGGTAGCCGAAAAGTATTTTGGCAACAAAGATTTTATAACTTTAGATGAATTTTATAGAGCATTTGAAGATTTAAGCGATGATTATGATAGATTGAAAGAAGAATTTGAAGAAATGACATCATTAAACAACGATGCAGATGAAAGAGAATGGTGGGAAATTTAATGAACTGGTATGAAGTGCCTAGAGATGAACAAGAAACAACAATAAACGTAGACTATGAAGAAAGAACATTGGTGTTATATACAACAAGAAAAAGCGTAGCAAACAAATTAATTAAGCGTGTGGGAGAACCAACTAAAATTTACAAAACTGACAATAAAGTCAGTGGAGTTGAATACAAAAAAAGATTATCTGATAAGAACATAAAAGCGTTTTTATCTGTAAGTACAATAATTGGTGGTTTTAAGAAAGAAATAAATGAGGTAGTATAAATATACTAAAATGGTATTTTTATTTGAACAAACTATAACAATTGATATCTGTTGATAAAATAAATTGATTTTAAAATAAAACTAAAAGAGGTGAATTAATGAAAACGACAGAAGCACAAAGAGAAGCAAGCAAAAAATATCGCTTAGCACATAAAGAATATTATAGTAGAAAATCAAATGAATATTTTAAAAAAGTAAGGCAAGATAGAAATAAATATAAAGAGAGAATAGATAAAGCAATTGAATATTTAGATAATAAATTAAAACTATTACCACATTACATGTATGAAAAAGAAATGTATGATTTATTAAACATATTACAAGGTGAAAATAATGAATAAAGAAACAATCGATTTTATATTAGAAAAGTTATATCAGTTAAAGATACAAGCAGAATTTGATGACAGAATACGTGGCAAAAAAAGATGGGTAAGTAAAGTATCTGCCTATCAAGATTTAATTAATTTAATGGAGGAGATAAATAATGGCAACTCTTGATATAAAGTTAAAAAGTTATGATGAACTAACTATGGAAATAACACGATTAAATACGCAACTTTTATTAACACAAAAAACAAATGAAGATTTACAAGAAATGTTGCTAGATAAAGATGATGAACTTGATATATACAAAGAAAAAGTAAGAAAAGCAAACAAATTTATTGAAGAAAATACAGTTAATTTTGGTAAGTACAAAGTTATGATACAAGAAGATGATGAGTTGTCAAAAATATTAGCAGAGGTGGTATTTATATGAGCAATAAAGACAGTGCTGATTTTATAATAGGAATATTTATGATAATTATAGTTGCATTATTTTATTTATTTACAATAAATAGAGATGCAAAAAGATGTGAAAAAAATGGTGGCATTTATATATGGGAATTTAACGAAGGAACTAAGTGCCACATTAAAGGAGAACAAAAATGAATATAACAAGTAAAGATACAATGATTTTTGTTAAAGAAGACGAAAATGGTAAAAAGCATTATAGAGCAGGCCTATCAACAAAAAATAAAGAAGGACAATATGAATCAGGCTATATTGATGTTAGAATGCCTAAAGACATATACATTGAAAATAAAACTAAAATAAATATTACTAGAGGCTTTTTAAGTTTTTACAATTACAAAGACAAAGACAATAAACAACACACAATTTGGTATGTTGTAGTTCAAGAATTTACAACGCAAGAACAGATGCAACAAGAAGTTTATGTTGTTGAAGATGTAAAAGCAGAAAATCTTGAATTGCCATTTTAGGTGATATTATGATAAACAATTGGGAACATAAAAATTTAAAGCCTGATTATTCAAGTATGTATTATGGCAATAATCATCCAAGCGATATTGATTTGTTTTATTTAGCAAATGATGATACATTAATATTAGGTGAAATTAAAAATCAAAGTTATAAAAAAGATGCGTGGGAAAAACAAAAAAAGTTATTTGCAAGATTAATAGATAACTATAAGAAAAAAGCAATGTATTTATTTATAACACACAATAAATATGTTCAAAATGGCGATACTGAAATAGATGTACCAAATTGTTACATAAAAGAATATTATTACAAAGGCGAGTGGAGAATACCACAAAGAAAAACAAAGGTGTGGGAGGTGTTAAAAAAATATGGACTTAACACAAGAATTAGCACAAAAGACGAAACAACTAGCAGATAGTCTTAAAAAGTTAAGACAAAGTGGCACAGCATACGCAGAAGCAGAAAGAGACTATAAAATTTTATTAAGACAAGAATGTTTGAAATTACGAGACGAAGGAATGGCTATTGGTATGATTGACAAGACTTGCTATGGTATACCTAGTGTAGCAGAAGCAAGATTTAGACGTGATGTTGCTGAATGTGTGTACAAGGCAAATCAAGAGGCTATAAACACATTAAAATTGCAGATGCGATTGATAGAAAATCAAATAAGTAGAGAGTGGTCAAACAATGAACAGATTTAGTATATTACAAAAAGAAAAACAATGTCTTATATGTGGCACAACAAAAAACATACACATTCACGAAGTATATTATGGAAAAAATAGACAAAATTCGATAAAACAGGGATGTTGTGTATATTTATGTGGTAGACATCATAATCAATCGAATCAAAGTGTACATTTCAATGATGAATTAGACAATAGTATTAAAAAATTAATGCAAACTGCGTGGATGAAACATTATGGTAAAACAACTAATGAGTTTATACAAATATTTAGGAGAAATTATTTATGAAATATACAATATTTAAAGAAAGTAAATACCATAACAAAAAATGTGAATATAAAGGTATTAAATTTGATTCATTAAAAGAGATGAATTATTACAAAAAATTAGAATTATTGCAAAATTATGGCAAAATATCAGAACTAAAAAGACAAGTACCATTTGTATTGATTGAAACATTTAAGTTAGAAGACAAAACATATAGACAAACGAAGTACATTGCTGATTTTGTATATAAAGATGAAGATGGTAAATATCACGTAGTTGACACAAAGGGTTTTAGAACACCAGAATATAAGTTAAAAAAGAAGTTAATGGCATGGAAATATGGTATAGAGATAGAGGAGGTATAATGAATCAAACAAGTATATTTGATATAATGTACCCTAAATACAAAATAACAAAGCCAATAAGACTTATTGAGTTATTTGGTGGTTACGGGTCACAAGCATTAGCATTAAAATATTTAGGTGTAGAATTTGAACATTGGAAATTAGTTGAATGGGCAGTTAAATCAATACAAGCATACAAAGATATTCATTTTACAAACAATGATATAGACTATTCATATTTAGTTCCCAAAGAAGAACTTGAAGATATATTATTTGAATTAGGAATATCACAAAATTACAATGAACCAATGACAAAACAACAAATACAAAGATTAAACGAAAAACAAGTTAGAACAATTTATAATAATATATGTGCTACTAATAATTTGGTTAATATACAACAAGTAAAAGGCAAAGATTTAGAAATAGAAAATACTGATAAATACGAATACATAATGACTTATTCATTTCCTTGCCAAGATTTATCACTTGCTGGAAAAGGCAAAGGAATGAGTGATACTTCAACAAGAAGTGGGTTATTATGGGAAGTAGAAAGAATTTTAACAGAATGCAAAGAATTAGGATCAATGCCACAAATCTTATTAATGGAGAATGTGCCCCAAGTTCATAGTTTAGATAATATGCCCGACTTCCATAAATGGCAAGTAAGGTTAGAAGAATTAGGGTATAAGAGTTATTGGCAAGATTTAATAGCAACTGATTATGGAATACCACAAACAAGAAATAGGTGCTTTATGGTATCAATATTAGGTGATTATTCTTATACATTTCCTAAACCTATACCACTTAAATTAAAGTTAAAAGATATGCTAGAAGAAGATGTTGATGAAAAATACTATTTAAGTGGTAAGCAAATAGAAAGTTTAGAAAGTGGTGTATATAATGCTTCAAAACCTAGTGAAAAACTCAAAATAACAGATAAAGGTTTGTGTCAAACATTAGATACTATGTCAGGCGGAAATAGGCAACCATTGGTAAGAGTAGGAAATAAATCATTACAAGAAACATTAAAACAAAATAATATTAAAGATACTTGCTATATAGATACATATAACAGAAGAATAGATGAAGAAAAAAGTGGAACAATTACAACGGGTGTTAGTTTCAGAAATAACCAATTTTTAGCAATTAAAAATGCCAATGCAAAAGGTTATTTAGAAGCAACTGATGGAGATGGCATAGATATATCAAGCCGAATGCAGTACCCCTATGGTACTGTCCAAAAAGGGAAATCACAAACATTAACAACAAGTGGTGGTGAAAATAATGGTGTGGTTGTATTAGGTAATTATTCTAAATCTAATCACAATGCAAGTAGAATTATAGATCAAGAGCATTTAGCACCAACAGTTATGGAAAATCATGGAACAATAACTGCAATCATAGAAGAACACAATAAAAATGCAAAGCATCAGCAAGATATGGTGCAAGATAGTGATGGCAATGCTAGGACATTAGTGTGTGGAACTCATGGCAATGGCGGACATTATACGAAAACAATGATGAGTGATTTAAGAATAAGAAAACTAACACCAAGAGAGTGTGGAAGATTACAAGGCGTTAAAGATAGTGATATTGATAAAATAAATTTAAGCGATAGTGCAAAGTACCATATTTTCGGCGACGCCATAACAGTTCCAGTTCTTTGTGCCATATTTGGTGAACTTATAGGAAAAGATTATAAAAGTATAATTGAAAGGTGGGATTTTAATGACTAATTCATATAAACAATTATCAATAAATGGCAAACATATTGATGAACATAGATATATTATGGAACAACATTTAGGTAGGAAATTAGAAAGAAATGAATACGTACACCATAAAAATGGCAACGAAACAGAATTAACATTAAGTGAAATAATAGAAAATTTAATAAAAAATAATAAAAGATTAGCCAATTTATGCAATAAATATGAAGAAGAACATAAGACCACATTTTTGGAATGGAAAAAAGATATACAAGCAAATAAAAAAGCAATTGCATATATAAAAACACAACAAGTTATATTTGCTAATTATGATATTGTTATTGAAGAACAACTAGATAATTTATTAAACATATTACAAGGAAGTGATAAAGAATGATACCTGATGATGTAGAAAAAATAATAATGACAAAAGAAGATTATGATAGAAATGTAGAAAAATTATTATTAGATAAATGTGAAGCAGAATTAGAAATAGAAAGACTTAATAATATAATAGATAAAGCAATTGAATATATAAAAACATTTAGTGGTGAAAGCAATAATTTTTGTTTAGACTATCACGAAATAAATGATTTACTAAACATATTACAAGGTGAAGATGAGAATGTATCTGGTAGAAATTAAGTTAGGACCATATAAAATTAGACGTTATATTTTAGATAATGAAGCACTAGAAAAACTTATTAAAGAAAACCCACAATATGAATACGTCAAGATAATTAAAGAAGTACAAACTGATAAGCCTAAAACAAAAGTAAAGGAGAAATAATATGGGTAGAGTTTTTGGTATATATGCTTTATACAAAGGCGAAAAATTTTTATGTGAAGGCACAAAAGAAGAAATAAGCAAAAAAATGAATGTATCAACAAAAACATTAGATTATTATAGAACTAAGCATTGGATTGTTAATAGAAGAAGTAGATCAGGAGTAAATAACAGACGCATTTTAATTAAGTTAAATGGTAATGATAAATTTACTGAGTTGCAATAAAATTAAACTTATGTTATAATGTTAGTGATGGCTAGATTAGTCATTAATGATTTACCCCTTTTATGATTGTGTTGCTTACAATCATTAAGAATAGGAAAACTCTCACCTCCTGTTCTTTTTTTGTTGCATTATTTTTATTTTGTGTTATAATGTATTTAGATAAAGGGGCGTATGCGTATGAGTAAAGTTTTATTTATAATTATTGGGATCATAATTACAGGCATAGGTGTTTTACTATGCTTTTCTTGTTGCTATGTCGCAAGCAAAAGCGACGAATACTGGGAAAAAAAGAAAAATGAGTTGGAGAATAAAAATGACAGACAATGATTTTTCTATATGTTCTTTTATTAAAGAAGAACTTAACTTTTTAACTTATTATGATTTTTGTAAGAATGCTAAAATAATAAAAGCATATTATGATGTGTTAGAAAAGAATGGAAAGATTTTTTACAAGTATTATGTATATTCTAATATACATATGACAGAATATTATAAAAATTTAATATGGGAATTTTTAAATAGCGAAGATGCAGAATGTTATGTTAATTTAATAACAGCATTAACAAAATATAAAGCAATGTAAAAACTTGCCAATTGCAAAAAAAGTGATATAATATGTACGCAAAGAGAAAATATTACAATTATTTTCACTAGTAATTTTTGTTGTGGAGATGTGTTATGGAGACAAGAATATGTAAAAAATGTGGCGTAGAAAAGTCAATTGATGAGTTTAGTGCAAGATTTAATAAAAAATATAATAAATATTATATTCGCTATGAGTGTAAAGAATGCCAGAGGGAGTATTCAAGGGAAAACACAAAAAGATACTATAAAACTGAACAAGGAAAACACAAAAAAGAAGAATATTTAAAGAAAAACAGAAATGAAATTCTTGAAAAAGCAAGAAAAAGAACGGCAATGTATAGAAAAATGCACAAAGATGAAATACACGCAAAAAACAAAATATATCGCTTAAAAAACAAAGAAAAAATAAATAAATATTTTAATAATAAATATAAAAATGATTATGAACATAGGTTTAAATGTAATCTTAGAACAATGATAAGAATGTCTTTTAAAAGAAAAGGAAAAATGAAAAGTAAACATATGGAAGAAATACTAGGTTGTGATGTTGAATTTTTAATGAGTTATTTGCCAAAAACATATGAAGAAAATTATGATGAAAAATGGGATTGGTCTTTATTAGGAACCGTACATATAGACCATAAAAAGCCATTAAAGTATGCAAGTAATGAAAAAGAAATTGAAAAATTATGTCATTATACCAATTTACAATTATTAAAAGCAAAAGATAATTTAAGAAAACAAGCAAAATACATAGAAGCAGAATAGTCAAATTGTGTATTTTGCTTTTTTATGTTATAATGACTATTGAAGTAGAAAGAATTGCAGGTGATATTGTGGCTAAATTAAATGATTGGCTAAAAGAAGATAACCTAACTTTACTTGCAGGTTGGGCCAGAGATGGTCTTACTGACGAACAAATAGCGAACAATATGGGAATAGCAAATTCTACTCTTTATGAATGGAAAAAGAAAAGTAAAGAGTTTTCGGAGGTCTTAAAAAAGAATAAGGAAATAGTTGACTTTGAAGTAGAAAATGCTTTATTGAAAAGTGCTATGGAAGGTAATGTCACAGCACAGATATTCTGGCTAAAAAATAGAAAAAAGAACGAATGGCGTGAAAAGATTGAGTTACCTACTAACCCTAACGAAATATCTAAAGTTCAAGAGTTATTAAATAAGATTAAGGACGAAGCAAATGATATTAAGTGAGAAACAAAAAGAGTTTATTAAAAACGCTAATCATAGATTTAATATCAAAGTAGGTGCTAGACGTTGTGGAAAAACTTATTTAGATAACTTGTATGTTATACCACAAAGAATACTAGAAAGAAAAGATAAAGATGGTCTATATTGTATTTTTGGTGTATCTAAGGGTACAATAGAACGTAATGTGTTACAACCATTAAGACAAATCTATGGCAAAGATTTAGTTGGTACTATTGGTTCAGCCAATACAGCCAAGTTATTTGGTGAAGAAGTTTACTGTTTAGGTTGTGAAAAAGTTAATCAAGTTAGTAAAATACAGGGTACATCGATTAAATATGCTTATGGTGATGAAATAGCCAAGTGGAATGAAGAAGTATTTATAATGATCCAAGGCTCACTAGACAAAACATATAGTTGCTTTGATGGTGCATTAAACCCAGAAAATCAGAATCACTGGTTAAAAAAGAACTTCTTAGATAAAGTAGAAGAAAAACAACTAGATGTCTATGTTCAGCATTACACAATATTTGATAATCCATTTTTACCAAAAGAATTTGTAGATAACTTATGTAAAGAATATGCTGGCACAGTTTATTATGATAGATTGATACTAGGGCAATGGAAAAACGCAGAAGGAATTATATATAGACAATTTTGTGATAATCCTAGTTTATATATAAGAGATGAAGCAAAAGACGAATATGGAAACGACATTAATTTTATGTTAGTATCAATAGGAATAGACTATGGTGCAACAAAAGGTGAAACCGAATTTAAAGCAACAGGCATAACTCAATTTTATAAACAAGCGTGGACAATAGACGAGGAAAAACTAACTGGATTGCACTCACCAGAACAGATGTATGAAAAGTTTGTGGAGTTTTACAATCGAGTTAAAAAGAATTATGGCAAAGTAACACACTGCTTTGCCGATTATGGTGCTTTAGGACAGGTATTAACTTATGGAATGAACAAATATTTACAACAACAAGGCATACCTTTATTAGTAGATGATTGTATCAAAGGTAGAATCGTCGATAGAATAGAACTAGATTGTCAGTTATTTGGACAACAGCGAAGATTTATATTAAGAAAATGTAAATATCTGATAGAAGCATATAGCCAAGCATTATGGGATGAAAAGCACGAAGATGAACGACTAGACGATGGAACAACGCCAATAGATGATCTGGATGCTAGTGAATATAGTATGTTTCCATTTTACGATAAATTTGTATTAGATTTAAAAGGAGGTTATTAGATGAGTGCGACGAATGACTATATGAATAAAGTTATAAAGCAAAGAGATAGCAACTTAGGTGAATATATCTTTAGATGGAAAGATGGCAGAGTAATACCAATAAAAGTAAGTTGGGGTTATCATTATGGCGATTTAGGTAAAGGCAGAGATACATATTTTTGGGACATAGATAGTTCATTTAGGAGTTCAGGACATTTTGGCACAGGAACATATTTTTTTGGTGAAAAAGGCAATAATGAAAATCCTATATTTAAAAGACAAGATAGGCCATTACATAAAGTTAATTTTAATGAATATAAATTATTTAAACCTAAAAATGATACTGATGCCTTTATTTTACATAGGGGCTTAAGAAATGTAAACTATTTCAAAAATTTAGATAAAAGCGATTTTGAACATATGAAAATCATGATGATAACCTATGGTATTAGAAGCAATGATATAGATAATGCTTTTAGTAAAGCAAAAGCAACATATTACTCTGATAAATATCAAAAAGCAAAATATGATGACAAATTAGATAGTATGTCAACAATATTTATGAAAGAACTTGGCTATAATGGAATAGATGTTAGAGAATTAGATGGTTATGATAATAGTTCATATGGTAGTGTTATTTATGATTTAGATAAAAAGAAAAAATAAAGGAGTGATACAATGAAGTTAGAAGATTTTTTGCAAAGGGAATATAATTACAACCCAACAGTAAAAGATGATTTAAAAGAATACATAGAACAATGGAAAAGTTGGTATCAAGGTAATGTAAAGTCATTTCATAACTATTTTATCTATAATGGTAATAGGAAAGTAAAGCAAAAGCGTTTTACAATGAATATGGCTAAGGAAATAAGTGAAGACTGGTCAGATATATTATGGAGTGAAAAATGTGAAATATCAATGAAAGATGATAAATCACAGGAACAATTTGATGAGTTAATTGACGAATTAGATTTATATTCAGTAATTAATTCATCAATTGAAAAGTCTGGTGCATTAGGAACAGTTGCAACAGTGGTTAGTGTATATGACATTATTGCTAATGAAGATGCTATGAGTTTGGATGTATCAGATGCTAAAGTAAGAGTTGACTTAGTAGATATTGATTGGATTTACCCACTAAGTTGGAACAACAAAGGAATTACAGAATGTGCATTTGGTTCAGTAGAATATATCAAAGGTGAAAAGTATGTGATTCTATCAGTACATAAGAAAGATGTAAAGACAGGGAATTATCACATATACAATCACTTATTTAAAGAGACTAACAACTTATTAACAGAAATAGTTGACGAAAACGACAACACAATAAAAGATTTTGATACTAAGTCAGACAAAAAGTGGTTTGCTATATTCAAGCCATTATTAACTAACAACTTATTTAATAATAGTCCATTTGGCATACCACATTACGCAAACGCTATTGATAATATGAAAGCAGTTGATATTTGTTTTGACGCATTAAAAACAGAAGTTAAAGATGGCAAGCGTAGAACATTTGCAAGGGCTGAGATGTTTAATTATGATAATGGAGAACAAAGATTAGTTTTTGACCCAGAAGATACATCAATCTATCAATTGCCTAAGGGTGCAACAAAAGACGACTTAATTCAAAGTGAAACTGACGATTTAAGAACAGATAAACAAATAAGTTCATTAAACACAGCATTGAATATCTTAGGTAATAAAGTAGGTTTTGGTGAGAATCATTATCATTTCGACGGTACTAATTTAAGCACAGCAACAGCAGTTGTATCAAGTAATAGTAAACTATTCAGACGTAAGAAAAAGTTAGAAATAGGCTATGAGAGTGCTATATGGGATTTAGTAGATGCAATATGTTACGCATCAACTAAGTATGGTCAATATAATATTAACAATGAAGATATGGTTATTCAATTTGACGATAGCATAATCGAAGATAAAGAAACAGAAGCCAATCGTGCAATGCGTGAAGTAAGTGCTGGTTTAATTAGTAAAGTAGAATATAGAGTAAAAATATTTGGAGAAACTGACGACATCGCTAAAGAAAAAATAAAAGAAATAAATGAAGAAACACAAGACATCGAAGACTTGCTAGGGACTAAAGACAAAAAGCAAGAAGAAGATGATAATAAAAAAGAAGAAGAAAAAAAAGAAGGCGGTGAAGAATAATGAAGTTAATAGTTAATCCTCATAAAATAGAACTAGTACAAGAAGAAGCAGTAAACGAAAAAGAAATAGATATTAGTAAATGTGAATTTGAATTTGCTGATGAAATAACTAGCGATTATGTTAAAGAAGCATACTTTACTTTAGATGAACACACTTACAAGCAAGTGATAGTAAATAACGAGTGTGATTTCCCACAAGAAGTATTAGTAAAGCCAGCAACAATTGAACTTGGTGTCGTTGCTTATTTAGTAGAAGATGAATCAGAGATAAAACGATACAATCCTACACCAGTTTATTTTAAGACAGACTTAGGTTCATTAAAGACAGCACAAAATAGTCAACCAATAACACCAAGCGAGATGGAACAATATGAGCAAGCACTTGAAGATGGTTTAAATGAAGTTGCTAATGTTGATATAGATGCATCTAAAGTTGGAGATACTGCAACTATTACAATAACTGATAGAACAGGAACAACAAAATCAGTAGATGTTAAAGACGGACAAGATGGAGAAAAAGGAGACCCATTTACTTATGATGACTTTACACCAGAGCAACTTGCATCATTAAAAGGTCCAGCGGGTGCTGATGGACGTGACGGAGTAATACAATATACAGCGGGAGATAACATCACAATAGAAAATAATGTTATAAGTGCAACTGGTGGAGATTTAAGTAATTACTATACTAAAGCAGAAACAAACACTTTATTAAATAAAAAAATACCAACATATACGTTTGATGTAACAACTTCATTATCATTTAGTAAAGTAAATCTTAATAGTGATGATAAGGAAACATTAAGTAATATCTTTACTGATGCTTATAGTAAAGGTTATCAAGTAATAAATTTATTATTAACTGGGAATATATCAACTTATAAAATTCAAGCATTCTTACTACCTGATTTAAAAATGTCTAGTAATTTATCTGGTGCAACTAATATACAAAATCAACCAAATGTTTATTGTTTTACATTTACGCTTGACGTAAGTGGTGCAGTTTCATACCCAGGAGACGCAACGAGTTATAAATTCATAACAGGATTTTTAAATGTTTACTCTATGTCTTGGTCAAACAATGTATGTACTATTTCAGGTTGCCAATTTAATGGAACACCAATTGATTTTCCTACTAGAAAAGGCGTATTAATGAAAGATAATACTACTTCATATACACCAAGTGCTAACTATCATCCAGCAACCAAAAAATATGTTGATGATGCAATATCAGGTGTAAGTGGTGCAAAAGTTTATACAGTTGAAGTTGAAACAATTAATACAACGTTTAATCAAACATCAAAAACTAACTTAGCAACAGCAATAAATACAGCATACGGAAATCAAGATTATCACCCTATTATTAAGTTTGTTGAAACATATAGCAATGATAATAGTGGAACTTACTTAGCACTATCAATAAATAAATCATTAAGTACAAAGCCAACAAGCCTTTATATGAAAGCAATATCAGCCAGTGGTGCTGGTGCATATATTATTAGTGCAACAATAAGTTGGAGTGGTGACACTTGTACTGTATCATCAGCAAGTGGCTATGAAGCATACTATATGTTAAGCGTAGATGATAGTCCAGTAATGTATAATGATGTCGAAGGTGTAATACTTAATCAAATGTATGTAGCATCCGGCATTGAATATGAATACGATAGTGGTACAGGAACATACGCAGTTGGCGATTATACAAGATACGAAAATAATATTTATAGATGCACGACAGCAGTGGTATCACCAGAAGATTTTGATGATACAAAGTGGACGCAACTAACTTATAGTGAATATTTACAAGAAACAGCAATAGAAGAAAGCATATCTAATAAAATATGGATTGGAACACAACAACAATATGATGATTTGCCTTCTTATTCAAATGACACTTTATACTTTATAAAGGAGGTATAATATGTTAATTGAAGATACAACAAGCATCTATGCAGGTGAAACATCTATTAAAAAAGTATATTTAGGCGATGAAGTAGTGTATCAAAAAGAAGAACCAATACCATATACACCATTGGAGTATCTTGAAAGCAACGGCAATCAAAGAATAAATACAGGATATTCATATACAAGCAATAATGCTACTATCAAAACTAAATTCATACATTATAACGATAAAAACACAAGCAAGGCAGTTTTTGGTGCATATAACAATGATAATGGATATATGACAGTAGCGACATTGTATAACGGTTACTATTTTGTCAGCAATAAAACACCTATTAATAGTTTAAGATATACATTTAATACAGAACACGAATTAGAAATTTATGTTGAAGGAAATTCATCAAAAACAGGAAGTTATAGTATATATGAAAACAAGTCTATTATAGCCAGTGGAACTGGTGTTGGTGAAATAACTCCTTACTCACTATATCTTTTTACACAAAACAATGCTGGTAGCCCAGAAACACCAGGTACGCATTCAAGAATATACTATTTGCAAATGTATGATAATCTTGTGTTAGTAAGAGATTTTATACCAGTATTAGACACAAACAATGTACCTTGTATGTATGATAAAGTAACAAAAACATTTTTCTATAATATAGGAACAGGCACATTCTTATATGGTTAGGAGGTAATCCTATGCTATCAGATGAAGTAATAGAGAGAGTAACAGAGCGCCTTGTTAATAGAATAGAGCAAGGAAACACATATGTACTAGAGCAAATAGGGAAGAGTATCAATAAGGTTGGTACTCTTACTCCTAGCAAAGCACAAGAACTTGTACAAATAATGCGTTATGGTGGAGATTATGACAAGATCGTCAAAAAATTAGCCGAGATTACAAAACTAAATGTAAAAGATATATATAAAATATTCGAAGAAGTTGCTAAAGAAAATTATTTGTTTGCTGAACAATTTTACAAGTACAGAAACAAAAAATACATACCATTTGATGAAAACATACAATTACAGAATCAAGTAAGGGCAATTGCTAAAATAACAGCAGATAAATATATAAATTTAAGCAACACAATTGCTTTTAGAACACATAATAGTAAAGGTCGTGTTGTATATAATGATTTAGCAAAAACATATCAAAACACATTAGATAAAGCGATAATAAATACAGGACAAGGCAAAGAAACATTTGATAGTGCAATGCGAAATGCTATACGTGAATTAGTAGATAGTGGCATACGCACTGTCGATTATGAATCTGGTAAGTCAATGCGATTAGAAAGTGCTGTCAGAATGGCTATGCAAGACGGTGTAAGAAATTTAAACAATCAATTACAACAACAATTTGGCGAAGAATTTGATGCTGACGGTGTAGAAATAACGATACATGAGCATCCTGCACCTGACCATATGTATGTGCAAGGCAAACAATTCAGTAATGAAGAATTTGAGAAATTTCAAAATGACCAAGATGCAGTTAGTTATGATGGTATAAGTTTTCCAGCAACTAGTGAAGAAACAGGTAGAGATAGACGTGCTATAAGTCAATATAATTGTTATCATAGCATATTAAGTGTAGTGCTAGGAGTAGATAAGCCATTGCATAGCAATGAAGAATTACAAGCAATAATTGACAAAAACGAAAAAGGATTTGACTTAGATGGCAAGCATTATACGTTATATGAAGGGCAACAACTTCAGAGAAAAATAGAAACAGAAATTAGAAAGTATAAAGACTTACAAATATCAGCCAAAGAAACTGGCGATGATGTTTTACTTAATGAATCACAATCTAAAATAAACGCACTAACACAAAAATACAACGAACTTAATAAAGCAAGTGGTTTACCTAGTCAAATACAAAGAGCAAGTGTAAGTGGCTACCATAAAATCAAAGTTGCAAATACGTAATTAGTATGATATAATATAATTGCTTGTTGAAGTTTGATGTCAATTCAATAACAATTGTTGCTGGTTTTATAGCCAGCATAGAGTAGATATATAAAAGCATTGGATTATGTTTGGATTATGTTTTGTGGAGATTACATAAGTTATATCTATTCTATGGTGTTTATAAGATGCCTCACAATCTTGTTAAATGTCTTTGAAAAGAGAACCATAATTGGTTCTTTTTTCATGATAAATATGTAAACTATATCAAATTATTAATTTTTTCTTGC